CGCGGAGGAAATGGATATAGCAATTTTAAAACACATGAGAAATGTACAATTTGAAAATGACAATACTGGGGCTGCCGAAAATAATCGGTTGCGAAGAATTTCCTAAGTCTGACCACGGAGCTTTACTTGTTGATGACATCGAGAATTTCATCAATAAGCAGTATCGGTTCAAAGGTCAACAAGTGATAGAAGCGTTCGAAATGGCCGCAACTCATACGCTGTTCCTTGACGGAAAGAGAATCAATCCATCAACCTTTGGAAAGTATCTGAGCAGAGCATCAGTTGGACAAGTTCTCACGGCATACAAAGAGGCAAAGAGAGACACAAATGCACGACCTTCCGGATACAACTTCAATCAGTTACCAGAGCATCAAAAAGAACTATTATCTCCAGAGGATGCTTGGGATCTGATGTTGACATTCATCAAAAAGGATAAAGGACTTCCATTCTGCGGTCCATATGTAGGAGTGTACAATTACCTGATCAAAAACGGATTGATCAGACCTGTAAAAAAGGTGGCATCAGTTGGATTTGGCGCAAATATGGAGAGTCCTCAAAGACGATCGGTTGAAGAGTATCTCCTGAGAAATATTATCAACTCACAGAAAACTAAATCAGCATGATAACACTTGCAATCATTTGCACAGCATTAACGCTTGCACCAATAATCAAAGAATTACTAACCAATAAAAACAAATAGACATGACAATCGAAGAGAAAAAAAGAGTGATCGAAATCCTGGAGTACTACGGTAGTCTGATAGGAACAGATCAAGAAGAGATGACCAAACTTGCAAAGAAGGTCGATCAAATTTACATCACGGATAAAGACCTGACAATTGAAGCAGCGATCCAGAATGAGATGTTCAGACTCTGTGCCATTATCGGATATGAGATCACCGATGAGAACAATCAGAGCAGACAAGGAGAGAGAGTTCCGATGAGAGATGCAGTTGTGAGGAGGATTGTTGAGGACTTTGACGGATACTCAAGACTACCAACAGTAGTTGGTTTGTTCTTCGGAAAGGATAGGTCAACAGGAAACGCAATGGTAACTCGTTCATCAATCCGGTTGGAGACAAATGATGAGATGTTCATGCGACATTACAACCGTACTTTTGAACAAACGGAAGCGGCATGAAACAGAACGAGATTTATTTCCTGCTTGGAAAAAACAAAGGACGCGCAGACCTTATCCAAGAAATCAAGGACAAGGTTGCTGCTATTCCAGAAGGAGAAACAGGAGAGTACTTCCTTGTAAAAATTCTAAGGATTCTAAAAGACTTGAAATGAGAAAGACACTACACGAGTATGTTATTGATTGTTATTATAACAATAAGATTGAAAACGATGGTGTTTCAGAACAATTATTGATAGATATTATTTACTTCGCCAAACTAACCAACCGAGAACCTGAGTTGGGAGACTTTATTCCATGCGATGAGGAGGGTAATGTTTTGGATGAACCAGTTGATACTATTGGAGGCGTTGAATTTTACGCAAAAAAGTATCAAGCAGCCAAAGACCGAGTAATCTTCAAAGGTGATTGGGAGGTTGTTAAACTCGGGTCTGATTATATTATACTAGCAAACGAAAAAGATTCTATATCGTTTTGGTATAGTGGTAAGGTTCAAGTATTTGGAAAGTCAATAACCCGCATCGAAGACCTACCAAGAGAAATTGAATTTAAAGACGGAGTGATATGAAAATATTCACTAAAATAGCCGTTGTCTGTATTGATGTGATCATGTGGTTCTCGTTCTATGAAAGGATTGATTGATAACTTTGTAATGATGACAATCACAGAACACTTAATTTCAACAGACCCTATCTGGGAGGAGATACTGAAGGACTGAAATCATGCCGCATCCATCAAGAATATTCAAAACACCTGACGAACTGGAAAAGGCTTGGGAAGATTACAAAGAGTTCAAAGACGCTCAAGCTGCGAAATGGGCAAAGGTTCAATATGTTGGAAGGGATGGAGAAAGAGTTACGGATAACCCTCCAATGCCGTATGATCTAGACGGTTTCTTTGCTTGGTACAAGAACAAACACGGTAAATTTATTCACCAATACTTTGACGGAACGTATGAATACGGTGAGGACTTCTTGGGTATCGTTACGCATATAAAGAGCGAAAGGAACGACAATATCAAAACAGGAACGCTCCTAGGGTTCTTCAACGCTAGTATGGGAAATAGAATCATAGGACTTGCAGAACAATCAGAGGTTAACACGAACGCGAACATCAACATTCTGAATATTGATCCTTTGGCAGATGGTGAATGATTGCACAGACAACAGCACTCCGTAAGATTGCAAGCCTCAAGAAGCGAATCAAGGTCATCAGAGGAGGACAGGGTTCATCCAAGACATTCTCAATCCTTATTCTGCTCATCAATCACGCAGCATCCAAACCAGACAAGGAGATTCTGATCATCTCATCTGAGCTGACAAAGATGCGATTGACTGTGATCAAGGACTTTGTGAAGATCATGAAGTCATTCGGCATTTACAATGATTCAAAATTCTTAGCAGGAACACTATACAGGTTTCCAAACGGCTCATTTATCAAGTTTATCGGATTGGATAAATCAGATGTTGGTAAGGGATTGCGTTCTGACATTGCCTATTTCAACGAGGTAAATAAATGCGATGCTGAGTCATATCGACAAGTTGCATCAAGAGCAAAGCAGGTCATTTGTGATTACAATCCGGACGCTCCTTTCTTCATTGACCAGGATGTCATTGGCCGTGAAGATTGCGACTTCCTTCAACTCACTTATGAGGACAATGAGATGCTTGATGATAACGAGCGCAACGAGATTCTGAATTATCATGTTCTTGGATATGGAGTGCCATACGACCCAAACAGAAAGGAAGCACTTGAGCCTATCAATTCTTACTGGGCAAATCTCTTTGAGGTTTACGGACTCGGCAACATAGGAAGTCTGCAAGGCGTTGTCTTTTCCAATTGGTCAATCATCGACTCCATTCCTCCAGATGCAAAGAGAGTTGGATATGGTGTTGACTTTGGTTATACGAACGACCCAACGACAACGGTCATCGGATATGAGTACAACGGTCAACGAATTTATGACGAGGTAATCTATCAAACAGGATTGAGCAACGGAGATCATGCTTCTCTGATCAAGTCAAACGACATATCAAAACGTGATGTTGGTTACGCTGATAGTGCAGATCCTAAGAGTATTGACGAACTCTGCAAGAGTGGATTGACAGTTAAACCTGTAACCAAAGGAGCAGACTCGATCATGTACGGTATCGGATTGATGCAGGAGAAACCGTTCTTGATAACCAAACGCTCAACCAATCTCAAGAAGGAGCTTGAAAATTACACATGGGCAAAGGATAAAGATGGAAACGAGATTAATAAGCCAATTGATGCTTGGAATCATTTGATTGATGCAGCGCGTTATCTGGAGATGATGCTGAAGATTGACAAGCCTAAAAAGATTAGAGCGCGTACATTTGGCTGATTTATATTTCGTTACTTTGTAAAACTAATTACAGTAGTATGTACTCGATAACAGTCAACATCAACGACAAGCCTCATCAGAAGAGGATTCCTCAATCATGGGAGGACGTTCAATGGACAGACTACATCGAAGCACTACAAGCAGACGGAGAACTCACAGCAGTTCTTGAAGCGTTGACGGGTATTCCGAGAAGAATACTTGAGGCAATGTCTGAGACTGATTTCAAATTCATCGAAACTCAATGCTCATTCTTTTGGAATGATGAGATCAAGATGGAGAGTCTTCCTGTTGACTTTGTGAAAGTTCAAATTGATACGGACACATGGCAGAAACTGATTGATGCAGAGCAAGAGTTCAAGAGAGTTACAGAATTGGAGTTACCTCAGATAGCTGCTGCACAACTGATAATCAAATCATACTCAGGAGTTGACATCAAAGGAATGAGAGTTCCGGAGGCATTAGCATACTGGGATTTTTTTTTCGGCAGTTCAATGAGTGGTCCGAGCGATGGTCAGACCTATACAACGCAACGGCAGATGACAACGAGATCGCGGCAGGTATTGAGAAGATTCAGAGCTTCTCATGGTTTGCGACACTTGACGCACTTGCAAAAGGAGATCCAACGAAGTATGATGAGATACTTCAGAAAGAGGCAAACGTCATCTATACCAAGTTACTACTTGACAAGACAACGAGTGAATATGCCGAGAATCTCAGGAAGTACAATGAGTTCGTCAATCAAAACAACAAGCCATGAGTAACCACACGTTAAAAGATTTCAATACGGTTGATGTCCTGGAGCGCAAAGTCATTCAGAAAGCGCAGAGAAACGAGTCTTGTGCCTGTGGCTCTGGAATCAAGTTCAAGCATTGCTGTATCAAGAAGCAAGGCAAAGGAGCGAGAGTTGAGCGGATTTACAGACGGAAGATATGAGCGATCACGTGAAATACTTATTCGATGAGATTGAAGCAATGGACGATGATACGCCATACATGGTGATTTCTGAAGAGCTACAAATCTATGGCAAAACAATGTCTGGATCTTATTGGAAGAGTTTTAAATCTGAATACATACTAGCGAACAAATGACATTCTCCGAAGTTCTAAATATGGTAAGGGATACGGCAATCGCGGTCAATCCAACAGGCACGTTTATACATGGACGGAACTCTGATGCAGCGAACGCTCAAGATCTACCATATCCGAGAATACATCTGTATCCATTCACTCAAGATAGAGAGCCTAACGATGATTACAAGCGAACATCAACGCTGTTGTTCGCATTCGTTAAAGCTGACTCAGGCGAACAAGACTCTGAGGAAAGAGAAACCATCATTTCAGACATGGACGAGTTGGTCAATCTGTTCATTGAGCAGATCAAGACTGATTATGAGAATGACGTTGAGTTCACGCAGATACGAACAGAACCACA